ACGTCCTTGGAGGGGTGGTCCTTGTCCCCCGCATAGAACGCGATGGTCAGGCCGTCCGTGGAGATGCTGTCCACGAGGCCCACTCGGTTGTGGTACTGCTTCACAGCGTCTGTGTTCGCCGGGTTCGTGTTCTTGTAGGCGTCCACGAAGACTGACTCGCCCTTTTCAAGGGGACCCGTCTTCCTTGTCTTGGCCTCTGCGGGCTCCGTGGGGGTCCGCCCCAGCTTCTGCTCCAGGAAGCGTTGAACCGAGTCAGGGCTCATCGGCTTCTGGGTGGCAATCACCCAGGAGATGAAAAGCTCTGTCTCTGGAGACATCGCTGTCTTCACCGCCGCGTCCTTCAGAAGGGGCAGCAGGTAGGCGCGAAGCTCGGGCTTCTGGTGGGCCAGGCGGATGACTTCCGAACGGAGCTTGTCGGTCATGCTCCGGCAGATTTATCGAGAGTCCACCGGGAAAGCAACGGGGGTTCAGTAGCTTGCTGGCTACTGAACCCCCGTTTAGTGGACTTGTCGGGAGTCGAACCCGAGTCCGCAACGTCCTCTTACTGTGCGTCTACGATGCGTATCCGAATTTTGCGCCTGTTTTGATACGAGGAAGACACGAGGCTCGACGGCCTCTCCCTTTCAGGACTCCCCGAGGGGCGCTACGGTTTCCCGTTTTGCCCTCCACCAGTTCCTCAGATCGCCTTTCGGCTCCCGCTGAAGTACGTCCGGGATTTTTGCCCAACTCGATGACGCCAACGAGGAGAGTGTTAGGCGGACTCTCCTCGTCAACGGCTTCAGGCCGCGATTGCGGCAGAAGCGTAGCTGTTATCGTTCGCAGCTATGTTTGGTCTGCTTTTTACCCGGCAAACAGACCAACCGGGGCACGCAGCACAGTCGTTGAACACCACGTCGAAACCGTATCAAGCCCGAGATTTGAAGCTACTCCCAATCTAAGAGAAAAGCAACTGCTACTCGTCGCGGGTCCAGATTGCCACAGGTCGAGCATGGGAGCCCGTAGATTCCCACCCAACCCGCTTCCAACCCTGACCCCTCCGAAAGACCTGTCCCAACCACCGTCGCTCAGGCTCTTTTCCCCCAGGCTCCACCCAAGCCATTCGAGTGGCATATCGAGGGTCTGCCTCCATCGCCTCCTTGACCTCTGTGGAAGTCACACGCCCCTTCTCAGCACAGATCTTCAAAGCGATTGGAAAGCCAGCAGCCACGAGGTCCGAGTACTTACCTGAAACTCTGTCGATCCCCTCGTCACGCTTTTCTTCTTCGGTGGGATCTTCCCCAGCCTTGAGCTTGGGCTTGCTGGGAGGGTCGTCGTCGTCGAAAAACCAATCGAGCATGATTCTCTTACACCATGAGCATGGAGGGACGACCCCTCTTTCGAGCGTGGGGGATGTCCAATTCCAGGAGCCAGCGGTCCACTGTAGAGGCACCAACGCCCAGGAGCTTCGCCATGCGACGGATCGGCGTGCCCTGGGAGGCTAGCTCACGAAGCCGGTCAGGAGACACCTTCTGTCGGACCTGGTAGTGCGGCCCCTGGAAGCCGAAGTCCCGGAGCTTGTAGACCATGCACTCCGGGACATGGGGCTGGATCAGGTCGAGGAACCTGTGGGCTGTGTCCTCTCGCTCCATGTGGAAGTTGCCTGTGTTCTTCTTGAGCAACTGCCAACGCGGTCGGAGCCCGAACTTCTCGAAGATTGCTAGGGCGACCTGACGACTAGGCTCGTTTGCCCCAAAAGTGATCGTAGGCCACCAGGCTGCGCAACCGTCGTCCAAGTACCAGACGGCCAGGGCGAACTCGTCTACGAGGTCCACCACCTCCGGCAGAAGCCGCTTCCAACCCTTGTCTCTGGTGGCGTAGAACAAGTCACGCCACGGGACGAGTGACCCATGCGCCACTGTGTTCATTCGAGAGTGGACGTACCCACGCTTGTCAGGCACGTCGAAGATTGGGCACGCCCAAGCGCCCCAGAGACTGGCCTTCCACTCCAAGTAGGGGCGTTGGGCTTCACAGTGACCCTCCGCGAAGTGAGCAGCATGGGTGCGGTGAACAATGCGACCGTCCCCCAGCATTGAGCCCACCAAGAGGGACTTCAACTGCCCCTCGATAGGTGGCACCTCGTTCCGCTCCCACCGAGCCACAACCTCAATGGTGTATCTGCGCCGCCACGACTGAACGCGCTTGATTGTCCCACCAGGGAGGCGTGCGGCCACCTCTGCGTCAGTCAGCTTCTCGTCCCTCACGAGACGACGAAGCTCCTCCGGAGACACAGGGCAGTCGATAGCTCTCATTGAGCAAAGGGTGGCAGACAATGCCCCAAAATGCAACCAGAAAGCGACAGACCCGGCCCCCTTTCGGGAACCGGGTCTGGCGGGGGCTCGCTTTGAGTCCCGGCTTTTCAGCGATCAACCGCTATCAGCGGGTGATCGTGAGGCGGACCAACCCACGGGGGTTGTACGCGCCAATGCCGAGGTTTTCAAAGACGCTGAAGCCGATCGTGCGTGCCTTCGGGTCGTCAGCCGAGAGGACCGTCAGTTCGGTTCGCACGGGAATGCGACCGAACATCTCCGGCTCGCAGCAGACGTACACGGTCCCGACGGGAACGAGGCGGCTCGTGATGACCTGAGCGCCCCAGAGGGTCGCCTGGAGGCCGGTCTTGAGCAGCGTCGCCTGGCTCTCGATGTCCAGGATGTCGCGACCGAACTTGCGGATGTCCGCGTAGTCCCGCGCGTTCATGTACACGCGAGCGACCCGGAGGTCGTGGCGCTCGATGAGCGAGAAGGCGTCCGCGAGGACAGCGCCCGTGATCGGGGCGATGACCGGCACATCCGGGTTCGTCCCGCCCGGAAGCGAGTCGAAGCCGTTGACCGCGATGGCGTCCAGAACCGCGAAGACGCGCTCGTCCTCGGCAGCCTGGATCTGCGCCCGTGCGAGATCCTGGGCGCGCTCGATCAGATCGAAGCGACGCTCCTTGATCTGCGTGAGCGGGATCTCCGGGTTCGAGGCGATCTCGAACAGCGGGAAGATCACACGACGGGGCTTGGTGATCGCGAGGATGTTCTCGCCTTCCTCACCGACCACGAACGCTGTCACGTCCGGGTCCTTGTCGTAGATCGGAAGCGCACCATCGGGAAGCTGCTCCACGAGGAAGGTCTTGCGACCGACGCTCATGTAGTCCCGGCGAGTGCGGAGCGGCTGCGTCATCGACGCTGCGAGCTTGTTACGGCCCGAAGCGGTCTTGAGGTAGTCGCTGATGATCTTCTGCTTGACGGCGTTGTTGACGTTGGTTGTCATGACTGTCTCCTTTCTCGGTTCAGACGCGCGCGTCGTAGACGCACTCGGTCATGACCGAGTCGGGGACCATCTTGAGAACGCCCAGTGTCTGAGAAGCCGCGTGGCCGTTCTCGACTTCGAGGGCGAGGCCCACGAGATCGAGAGAGAAGACAGCGCCTGCGTTGTCCACCCAGCGAGGCATCAGGTAGCCGTTCACGGACGAGATCAGATCCTGTCCGATGAGGTAGGCGAGCGAGTCCCCTGCGGCGAACGGACCCGCTGCGATGAGGAACTGCGTCTCGTAGAGACGGTTCCCGTAGGTGCCCATGGCAGCCACATACGGACCCTTGTTCGAGGCGCTCGCGGGGAGGTTCTCGTAGGGGTTCCCGGCTGCGTTGTTGATGAAACAGCCGAGCGGGCGCGTGTTGAACGCCTGCATTGCTGTGACACCAGACACCGCGACGGTCACGGGACCGCCGATGTGGTTGCTGCCCGCGTCCGGGCGCGTGAACGCGACCGAGCCCGAGAGAACGCCGAAGACCTCGGTGAGGGCTCCGGGCGACGTGGTGACGGTTCCTGCTGTGTTCACGATCGGTGGGTTCTGCTGACGGAACGCATCGTCCGAGAGAACTCCGACGGTATTGCGAATACCGACGTGGAGAATTCTCAGCGCGCTGCTGCTTTCCGTCCACCCACCGCTCGCCTGTCCAAGCAAAGGCATGGCCTTGCTCCTGTCTCTGCTCCCTGTTCGGGAGAGTGGTGTTGGATCGAAACGAAACGTCCGCTCACCGAGGCGAGCGGGACAACCCAATCATTAGGGCTGTCGTAGTAAGAGATTGGTATTGAGACAAAAGCGAAGAGGCTGAGCAGATTTCCGCTCAGCCTCTTCGTCGGCCCTAGATTGGGCCTCAACCGTGGGTCGAGATCAGCCGAAGATCTTCGACACGTCGGGTGCCGACTCCCACAGCTTCGAGAGATCCGAGATCTCCGACGAAGCTGCCGTCTTGCTGACTGCGCCGAGCGTCTTCACGCCCGTCGAAGCGAGCCGGGGCTGGGGCTTGAGAGCGGCAGTGCGCTTGGCAGCGGCAGTCCGAGCGGCGGCGGACTTCGCCTCCTTGGGCTCTTCCTCAGCAGCCTCGTCACCGTCAGGCTCCTTGTCCTCTGACTTCTTCGCGAAGCGTCCGCCGTAGAGGAGCGACATCTCATCGTCGCTCATCCCCATGTCGTCGGTGCCGTCCATGAGGGCCATCGGGTCGTCCATGAAGGGATCCTCGTCAGCCGTGGGGTCGCCCAGGCCAGCGAGCATCTCCGAGAGCATCTCGCCATCGGCACACGCCTTCTTGTCGGCTCCCTCTTCGTCCTCAGCGGACTCCTCGGGCTCCTCTTCCTTGGCCTCGTCCTCGGACTTCTTGGCCTCCTTCTTGGGCTCCTCGTCCTCGGACTTCTTGGCCTCGTCGCCGTCCGGCTCTTCGTCGCCTGACTTCTTGGCGATGAGCTTCTGCTTCGCGGCGCGAGCAGCCTTGGCCTGCTTGAGGGCTTCCTCGGCCATCATCTCGACCAGAAGCTCCTCCTCATCGGAGTCGTCACCAGCGGTGTAGTTGTAGGTGGCCGGGTCGTTCTGACCGTCCGCCTTGACGAGCTTGCGAGCCTCCTTCTTGGGCTCCTCCTTGGGCTCCTCTTCCTTCTCGTCCTCGGCGGCCTTCTTGGCTGCCTTCGACCAGAAGGCAGCGAGGCGGCTGAAGTGAGCGGCCTTCTTGGCGGCTGCCTCGGCCTCGTCCTCCGGCTTGACGCCCTCCTCGATCTCTTCCTCAGCCGACTCATCGGCATCCTCTTCGGACTTCTTGGCGGCCTTGGAGGCAGGAACGATCACGTCCTCGTCCTCGACCAGCATGTCGTCCGCGAGAAGATCACCCGTGCGGGGCGGCGTCAGGGTGTAGTTGGCCTCCGGGCCTTCCTTCGCCTGCTCCGCGATCCGTCCGAGCATCGCCTGGATCTGACGATCCGAGAGATTCATCAGGTCGAGCGCCTGGTCCTCGATGGCCTCGACGCTCGCCTTGCGGCCGAACATCGCCTGAGCGATGCGGATGCACTTCGACGCCTTGAGTTCCATCGCCGCGCGAAGATTGCGCGAAGCTTCCTTGCCCACGCCTGCGGGGAAGTAGTGCTTGGGGTCCGTCGCCGGGTGACCCTGGGGGCTCTGCATCCCAGGATCCGCCGGGGGCGGAGCCGGGTTCGGGTACGGACCCGGATGCGGATCCTCGGCCCACGACGACGGATCGCCGTTCATGTACTGATCCGCGTCCGGATCCGGCTGCGTGTAGGCGGGGTGGTTGGTCCCCTCCATGTAGCCGGGAGTGGCCGGGGGTGCGGAAGCCTTGCGGTCAGCGGACTGGGTCAGGCGGCGTCGGGTCGTCATGTTGTCTCCTTCAGGATCGCTTCGTGTCGGCGTGACGCCGAAAGTACCGGTGAGCCTCCAACAAGGACGCTAGACGAATCATCGTCTTCGCCTCGGTGGGGGTAGGTTGATGTCCTAGAGCCTTTGAGGCTGCCCTCAAAAAAGGATTGACTCCCGGATATGAATTCCGGGCTCCAACCTTTAGCATCGCCCTATAGAGGGAAACGGGAACCGAAATTCCAATCTCCCGATTGAGCGTTGCGACTCGGTTCAGCAGGTCCACCTCTGTCGAGGAGGTCGCGAGAATCTCCCGGATGGACGCACTGTACGCCTTCCTCATGCCAGCCAGGCGATGAGCGACCGCCTGCTTGACCGCCGCCTGCTTGACCAGCGTGTCGTTCGGCGCATCAGAGGGAGGGAGCGTCTGATCGTCAATCTTCGTCTTCTGAAGCTCAGTCTTCAGTTGCTCCTGCACATTGTCCAAGATGAACTTCTTGAGTTCATCTTGGATCCCATGAAGCGGAGAGGGTGGGGCAGCAGGGGGAGGCGGCGGTGCAGCCTCTGCCGGAGCACCCTCCTCAGCAGGCACATCATCGAACATGTCAGCGACATGTTCCTCTGAGGCCGCCTTCTTCATGGCGTTCGGGTCTGCCTTCGCGGCAGGCGACTCGAAGACCCGCTTCATCTTCTGAGCGGTCTTCTTCTGCTCAGGGTCGGACTCAGTGTCCACGGAGATGACGTTTCTGGCAACAGCGCCTGTGAAGGCAGGCACTTCTACCCAGGACGCCTCGATGAACATGACGCCGCCGTTCGGCTCCAGGCTCTCGTCCCCGCACAACTCAGCGACGCGGTACTTCTGCCCGTCCTCACCGAAGAAGGAGTTGCCCTTCTCGTACCGGACGTGGTCGCAGAACTCAGTCTCGTCGGCAGCCCAGTGCCCGCACTTGGTGCAGGTTGAGCCATCAATCGAGCAGCCCATCGACAGGGTCGAGAGCTTGCCAGATTCGATGTCCTTGATGAGGCTCGCGTGCTTCCGGTCGTTGGCGACCAGGATGTCAACGTAGATTGAGTCACCAACATCACGCGCCACAGCGTCGATGATGCGGCCCTTCGAGAGATCCTCAATCTGAACGTGTTCTACGAACGAGTGCCCACCAATGAACGTCGGGTAGCTCTTGAGGAGGACGGGCCTCGCCCAAGAATCCAGGTTGTTGTTGATGTACTTGTCGCAGTCGGCCTTGATGCGGAAGCTCGCCGTCTTGCGGACGATCTGCTTGCCGTTCTCCGTGGACTTCCCAACCTTCACGTTCGGGACAGGCATCGTATCGACCGATGCGACGATGGTCGCGTGGGTCAAAAGGTACTGCTTGGGGTCGAACTCCGCCTTGAGGATCTTCGACGCCTGATCCACCAGGTTCCGATCCGATCGGACATTCCCGGACGCGACGCGAACCTTGTCCCAGAGCGAATCTCGGACATGAGGGTGCGTCACCCGCGCCTT